CTAAGTTCTACACACCTGAAGGTAAGCATAAAACTGAGGCAGATTCCCACACGGATGATGCTGATGATGCTCACCACACAGCTATGTATGAAGTGAACAAGAAGTACAAACAAGGCGGAAAGATTTCTCGTAAAGCTGATGGTGGGTTGCAAGACTTATCCAAAGGACAGTATGATAAATCAATAGGCCCAGATGCGGATGATATGGAGATGGCTCGCACTATCCGTAGCATTCCAAGCAAACTTTATGAGGGCGCCAAATCGATGATGGGCATGGGCGCTAAGAGCGCTGGTGCAGGTCGTGGTTTTGTCAATCCAAAAAGCGTGACTGAGACACAGAAATCAGTTACAGTTACGCCAAGGAAAAGTGGCGGAAAAGCTTGTTAAAGTAAAGTAGGGGCTTCGGCTCCTACTTTTAATTGGAGAAATAAATGACTATTACGGCTACATCGCAAACAATATTTGATGGCGAACGAATTGCCATTATGAAGTTTTACGCATCAATGAGCACTACAGAAAACGAAAGTGCTGTTGCAAAAGTAACTCCATCAGCGCTCACTCCTTCAGCTGCAGGGGGTGCTTGCGATGCGGTAAGTATTTTAAAATGCACGGCAATGACGCATGGCTTGGAAGTGCAAATGAATTGGAAAGCAACTACGCCAGTTGTTATTCAAACCATTCCACCTAATACAAATTACACCCAAGACTATTCAAAATTTGGTGGTTTGACGAATAACGCAGGCTCAGGAAAAGATGGTGTAATTACCTTTACTACTTTAGATGGTAGTGCAGGGGATGCATACACAGTCATTCTTGAAATGCAAAAACATTACGTTAATCCATTAGGTTAATCATGCCTAGCAAATCACTTGCTCAACATAAACTTATGGAAGCCTCTGCCCACACCAAGGGTGGGTATGGTGGCGTACCACAAAAGGTAGGCAAAGAATTTGTTAAAGCTGATGAGGGTAAGAAGTTTGCCAAAGGTGGACTTTATGCCAATATCCATGCAAAACAAGAGAGGATAGCCCATGGTTCAAAAGAACACATGAGAAAGCCTGGCTCTAAAGGCGCACCTACAAAAGATGCTTTTATCCAATCTGCTAAAACTGCCAAGAAAAAAGAAGGTGGTAGCATGAAAAAATCAGGTGGTTGCGAATGGTAAGTCCTATCAGCAAAACCACCAAAGGAAAGGATAGGCATTACCTTAGCACCAAAGAGGGTGCAGGCATGACCAAATCAGGTCGTGATGCTTATAACGCCAAAACAGGTTCACACTTGAAAGCACCACAACCACAAGGTGGCGCTAGAAAAGATTCATTTTGTGCGAGGATGTCAGGTGTAGTTAAACACGCATCAGGAGATGCACCAAGAGCCAAGGCTTCATTGAGGCGTTGGGATTGTCCAGGTTGGTAATTAAAGGAGAAAATAATGGAATATAGTCCGTTCGCAAAAATTAACAAATCACCAAAAGAAAAACAAGCATTGATTGATGCTCCTCCTCCTTCTTACAGCAAAGAAGCAGTGGACAAACAAATCAATCGCTCTAGAGAAAAAATTAGTGGTCGTGAAGCAAAAGCTATTCACTCTTTGTTAAAAGGTAGATACGCTAAAGGCGGCCAAATTAATTTAAAAAATTGCAAAGTAAACACTTGCGAGCCAAATTCTAAGTGCAAATCCTTTTAAGGTAAGACATGGCATACAGTGGAACCGTTGGACAGACTGTAATAACAGTACAGCAATTCATAGATCAAGGTGCTCGCTTGTCGGGCAAACTTGCGGAAGAATTGACGGTTGAACAAGTTAACGGTTCCAAGCAAGCCCTATATTTACTTCTTAGCAATCTAATCAACCAAGGCATCAACTATTGGGCGATTGACAAGAAGGTATATGGGCTTACACCTGATCAATATGAGTATTTGCTACCTGTGGGTGGCAATGATGTATTAAACGCCTTGTATCGCACTCTAGCGCGTCCTACGGGTAGTGTCTCAGCCTCTTCAGGAAACGCATCTTTAGCATTTGACAATGACATTTATACATCGGATCTGCAAACTTCAATAAATGGAAACATTAGCATTATCTTCGGCACTAATAGTCCTGTCTATGCAGGCTCCATTGGAATTTTACCTGCTGTGTCTGGTAGTTATCATATTCTTCTTGAGTACACACTTGATGGCACAACGTGGGCAACGCTCCAAGACACAGGAGTAGTAACGTGGGTGAGTGGTGAATGGCTATGGTATGACATAGACCCAGGTCAAACCGCAGTAGGGTATCGCATGCGCGAGACAGGTGGTGGAACATTAAATGTGGCTGAGTTCTATGTTGGAAATAACTCCACTGAAGTGACCATGGCTCGTTTGAATCGTGACGACTACACCAACTTACCGAACAAGAATTTCACGGCAAATCAGCCATACCAATATTGGTTGAACCAAACAATTCCACAGAAGAAGATCACTTTGTGGCCTGCACCAAGTGATGCTTTTGTGCAGATGACCATTTGGTACTCACGTCAAGTCATGGATGTGGGCGACCTAAATGGTGAATTAGAGATTCCTCAGTATGCTAATCAAGCGATTCAATTTATGCTGGCTCACCAAATGAGCTTGATCTTACCTGCGGTTGATTTGCCACGGATCCAATATTTGGAAGGTCAGGCTGAGAAGTATTTTATTATGATGGAGAACGAGAACAGGGATAGATCACCGATCTACTTTGCCCCGAACATCAGCGTCTACACGAGGTAAGCATGCCAAGGTTTTTAAACACCGAAGGCAACGCATCGATTGCGATTTTTATTTGCGACCGTTGCAAGATGAAAAGAGCAATTATTGAGGCTATGCCTGATCCAAACTTCCCAGGCCTAAGGGTGTGCCAACAAGGGTGTGCGGATCAGAAAGACCCCTATCGTTTGCCTGCTCGTAAGACTGAAAGAATTACATTGCAATTTCCAAGACCAGATGTTAGTGTTGCCACCGATGATAGTGGTTTAGTCATTACGCCTACTGGTACAAATATTCCTGGTGGTAATCCTACGGAAATTTATATTAGTACGCAAAATGGCAATTCAACACCCCAACAGAATGGCAATGTAGATATAATTTCACCTAGCCCATAACCATAGAGTTAACAACATGAGTGGACAAGTAACAATTACGCAATTGCCAACAGCTAGTGCTTTAACAGGCAACGAGTCTGTTCCTATTGTTCAAAATGGGGTCACTGTACAAACTACTACAGGTGCAATAGCAGTTCAACCAACACAAACGCAAACGTTTCTAACTGTTGGTCAACAAACAAGTCTAGCGAATAGTCGCCAAATAGCTGTTACTACAGGATTGACTTTTACCGATGGTGGCGCTCAAGGTAGCTACACAATTGCTGTTTCAGGTGCTTTAGCATCTTTGATTAGCTCAGGCACAGGCATTCAAGTAAAAACTGACTCAACCACTCTCACACCACGCCAAATAACGACAGGAACAGGTCTATCAGTCTCCAATGCAGACGGTGTATCAGGTAACCCTTTAATCAGTCTTGCATCGTTTTTAGCAAGCATACAGAGCCTTTCAGGTTCAACAGGTTTAGTTGCTGTCAGTGGCGGTAGCGCTACTTCAAGAGCAATTTCCTCAGTAACCAATCAAACATCGGTAACTAATGCAGATGCATCTTCAGGTAATCCAACAATTGGAATTGCATCTAATCCAGTAATACCTGGCACCGCTAGTTTGACATTTCCAATTGGGGCGTCATCTGCAAGACCTAGTAGTCCTGTTAACGGAATGTTCCGTTACAACACCACAACTGCAACTTTTGAAGGCTATGCAAATAATGCATGGGGTTCGGTTACTACAGGTAGTGGAGTTACCTCCATAGCTACAGGCACAGGTCTTACAGGAGGCCCTATCACCTCTTCAGGCACCATTTCAATTGATGTTACAGGTGTGAGTGCAAATACTTATGGTAGCGCATCTGCTGTAGCAGTATTTACGGTTAATGCTCAAGGTCAGTTGACTTCAGCAACCACCACAACAATTAGTATTCCTTCAAGCGCCATCAACACTGCTATTCCTAATGCAAGCTTGACTAATAGCACAGTGACTATTGGTACGACAAGCATTGCTTTAGGTGCAACAAGTTTGACTTTAGGTGGGTTGACAACTGTAACTGTTACGCAAGACCCAGTTTCAGCTTTGCAATTAGCTACAAAACAATATGTTGATAATATTGCGCAAGGGCTTGACACAAAAGCATCTGTGGTCAATGGTTCAACTGCTAACTTCACAGCAACATACAGCAATGGCACTTTAGGAGTTGGTGCTACTTTAACCAATTCAAGTACATTGGTAGCTTTTTCTGCTGATGGAATTACCAATTCAGTAGGAGATAGAGTTTTAATCAAAAATCAAACTACTTCTGCTCAAAACGGTATTTACACTGTTACCACAGTAGGTTCAGCATCAGTTGCATGGGTATTGACTCGTGCTACAGATATGGATGTATGGGCAGAAGTTCCAAGTTCATATGTCTTTGTAGAAACTGGTAGCACTCTTGCGGATACAGGATGGGTTTGTACATCCAATCAAGGTGGCACCATGGGTACCACTGCTATTACATGGGCACAATTTTCAGGCTCAGGAAGTGGAGTTAGTTCCATTACTTTTGGCACTACTGGTCTAACTCCATCAACCGCCACAACTGGTGCCGTGACGGTAGCAGGTACTCTAGCTACGACAAATGGTGGTACAAACCTTACATCATTTACCTCTGGTGGTGCTGTATACGCTACCTCTACTTCAGTTTTGACCACAGGTACTTTGCCCAATACAGCAGGAGGAACAGGACAGTCTAGTGCCTTTACCCAGTATGGCGTGACTTATGCATCGTCTACAACTGCATTGGCTACAACGAGTGCAGGGACATCTACAACGGTTTTACATGGTAATGCCTCAGGAGCACCTACTTTTGGTGCTGTAAGCCTTACTGCTGATGTTTCAGGTACTCTTCCTGTAGCTAATGGTGGAACAGGTATTACTAGCTTAGGTACTGGTGTAGCTACTGCTTTAGGGGTCAATGTAGGCTCTTCAGGGGCGTTTGTAGTTAATGGTGGTGCTTTGGGTACACCAAGTTCAGGAACGGTCACAAACCTAACTGGAACAGCATCTATTAATATTAATGGTACTGTCGGAGCTACAACTGCTTCCACAGGAGCATTCACAACAGTTTCAGCGACAGGTGTTATAACCTCAACTGTTGCAACAGGAACTGCTCCTTTCACGGTGTCTAGTACAACGCAAGTAGCAAACCTGAACGTGGCGACCGCAGGAACCGCAACAAATGCAACAAATGTAGCGTCAAGTGCAGGTTCAGGAGCTACAAATTACTTGCACTTTAGTTCATCAGCTACAGGTAATGTAGCAGTTAACACAAACACATCTTTGACTTACAATTACACAAATAATACTTTGACAGCGGGCATCAACGGAGGAACATTCTAATGGCACAAGCAGGTTACACACCAATC